CATGCCTCCCAAAAAATAAAGAATAATCTATTGGCTTCTCTAAAATCTGGGTTTCCGACGTCAATCTTTGACCATTGGAGGTACATGTAATGAGTACCGGTAATATAAGTAGCAATGCCTTTGTTATAAAACCAGAAGCCATTTTCTCTTTTTGTAAACTCTTCTTCAATATAGTCAATATACTTGCTTTTAAATTCATTAGGATAATCTCTCCAATCAAATATAGATTTTATCCTATTAAGTTCTTTTGGGTATGGTGTTACTTGCCATTTGTCCTTTTCAAACTTATGTATTTTCTTTGGTTGTTTAGGTAATGCTATTTGTAGGTTTTGTATTTCTATTATATCACCTATCATACCCGTTTTAGATATAACAACAATATCATGCTCTTTGTTATACCCGTACTTCCACTTTTTACTTTTGTTTAACCTGTTAACCGTAGTTAACTTAACTGGTTGAACAATTTTATATAATGTTTGTTTGTACATTATTTAGATCTTCGTTCAGCAAAACCAGCAAATGATTCTTGCTTATTTTCATTTACTACACCGTCAAGCATATTCTGCTCGTCTTGTATTTTATTTAATATCTCAAACGCATCAAATATAGCTAGCTTCTTAGTTGCTGCAGCATTTTTAAGTCTATCAGCTGATACATCTTCTTCTGTATCTACAATTTCTTCTTTAGCAACTTTGATTAATTCATCAACAGCTTTATACCCAGCTTGGATTATATTCTTCTTCTTGTCCTTGATATTCATATTTAATTGTAATTGAATTAGTTAATACCCTATATAATCTCTCGCGCTCTATAACAAACTCAAATCTACTGTTAGGGCTAAAACCTACCAAAGTATTTTCTGTTAATCCTAGCGCGTTTAATTTATTATTAGAGTATTTTAAAATACCTATTAACGGTTGCTCTTTTTCATCACTGAGTTTATCATACGATTTTATTGGCTTTACAAAACAATAATCATCAGGAGCTGTCCATACACCTTTATGTTTATATAAAAATATTTGATCTTTAGAAACACAGTATGTATCTTCATTTATAAAGCTTCTACTGTTTTTTTCTAACCCTTCTGCGTTGTACCACCTTCTAAATACGTTGTGGTGAAGAATTACTTCGTCACCAACCTGTATATTAGTACCACCAACTGTAGGTAACGCTTTTACAATACCTGTACGGTTTATCATTAAATGGTCTTCTAATGAAGCGTTCAGCACGAGTTCGGTATCACCTACTTGCTTCGTGTTGTTATAGCGTTTACCTTTTGGTGTTATGATAAAGTCAAATAGCCCTTTCAATATTCTAAGTTATACTCAACTGATATTGCCATGTTTTTGTTAAAGTCTTTCCAAGGCAACACATCATTATTCTTTTTTATAAACACACTGTACTTGCTATCATCTTCTAAGATGTCGCAAATAGTATGCCCTCCATAAACCTCTTGGCCTACAGAGTAGTGCATAGCATCGTTTTTATAATCTTTGCCAACACTAATTTTTCTTATCAGCTTCATCGTTTTCTAATTTTTTATATTGACCCGTAGTAACGTCAACACTTATTTTGTCACCGTTGCCATATAACACGTCAAGCTTCTTATGAAACTCTTCAAGCTGTCTTTGTAGATTTACTATAGCTTGTGCTATAACCATCTTTTGAGTTTCCAGTGTACCAAGTCTAAGTTTAGCTTGATTTATGTTAGAAACTCTATCTTGTAATTCTTTTAGTTCGTCTTTTTTTATTTTCATTGTATTAAATTTTATTTTTTATTTTTTGGTTTTCTGCTATCAATAAACCAGTTTTTATACTTATCTCTTTTAGCAGTTATGTACTCAAAGTACTTATCAACCTTTTCTTTCCAGTTTTTATCTATTCTAGGACATATAATTCCTGACTTAGGACTTGAAAAAACTTTGTTGATATAATTTCTTGCATCATGTTTGTTATCAAATAAATGATTACTAACACAATAGAAAGATCCGTAAAATATATTATTCCACACATCAAATGGTTCTATGTCCTTACCTAAAACACTAGCATACACGGCACTTTCACTTAAATGCGTTGTGTATACTTTCTTTGCTTTCTGTATATAGTAGTACATATCCATCTCTCTTGGCAGTACATTTTCTTGCCCAAACAAGTCTTTCATCTCACCAATGATTTGATGAGTTGTTATTGGGTGTGGTTTAAATAAAACGTTACCCTTATGTACTCTCTGTATGTGCCTCATCTTGTTCAAACAACATCTGTCTTTTAATTTGTTTGAACCTGGAAGTATTACTAAATAATCTTTAGCTGGCCACTTTTGGTAGTCATCTAACCTATCTTTATACTTGTTGGCAGTATTGTCTGTTATGTTACTTACAAAGTAAGAAGCATAATCTAAAACTTCATGATCTTTATCATGAAACGCATCTGGCATTTGTGCGTCTCTTATTTTGAAGTTCATTGGCTGCAAATAAAAACACGTTGCCAACTCTGTGTATGCCATTGTTTTAAAGTAAGGCATTTCTTCTGCCATCACATCATAAGCATACTCTATTCCGTTTTCGCTACACTTTCGTATAACATAGCCCTCTACTTGCTCCAAGTAATCGAGCTTATCATTTTTTTGAAGGTGCCCTATTCTTTCTTTCAGGACCTTCCTATTAAACATTTCCATATAATTAAATTAAATTTAAATTTCTTTATATACTATTACACACTTTTAGTGTTTTCTAACTAGAGCCCAACGCTGTTGTAGTCTACCCTGTCAGTATTGTAATCTGCTCTTGTTGTATTGTAAAATGCTATTGTTGTATTAAACGTCGTAGTTGTATTAAACACAGTGTTAGTGCTTATAACAGTGTTAGTAGCTCTATTAGTACTATATGCTGTACTTGTAGCTCTATTAGTTGATACTACAGTTGTTGTACTTCTGTTTGTACTATATGTAGTAGTTGTACTTCTATTTGTTGTGGTTGTAGTATTAAACACAGTAACAGTTGCAGTTGTAGTATTAAACGTAGTGGTTGTTGCTGTAGTTGTATTAAACACCGTGTTAGTTGTTCTATTAGTTGACACTACAGTGTTAGTAGATTTACTTGTTTCATAGGTAGTTGTTGTTGCTCTGTTGGTTGATACCACAGTACTAGTAGCTTTTTCAGTAACAGTACTTGTATTGAATACTGTAGTTGTATCTCTGTTTGTGCTTATAGTAGTTATAAATATCGTAGTTCTTGACGTATTAAAAGTTGTAGTCGTATCAATATTAGTCTCGTATGTTGTGCTATACAATGTTATAGTGTTAGTACTTGTATTAAACGTAGTTGTAGTAGCTGTACTTGTGTTAAACGTAGTTACAGTAGCAGTAGTTGTGTTAAACACAGTTGTTGTATTGGTTGATGTATTAAATACAGTATTAGTTGTTCTATTTGTAGATACTACAGTATTTGTAGCTCTATTTGTTTCATACGTTGTTTCAAACACTGTAGTTGTACTAGTACTTGTATTATACGTGGTTGTTGTAGCTCTTGTAGTATTATATTCTGTAGTAGTATCTCTGTTTGTTGAGTATGTTGTTGTATACGCTGTTATAGTATTAGTTGATGTATTAAATGTAGTAGTTGTATCAATATTTGTAGATACTACCGTGCTTGTAGATCTATTTGTACTAACAACAGTGCTAGTTGTTTTTTGCGTTACAGTTGATGTGTTAAATACAGTAACAGTAGCTGTACTTGTATTAAATACAGTGTTTGTTGTTCTATTAGTTGATACAGTAGTTGTTGTGTTGAAAGTTGTTGTGGTACTTGTGTTAAACGTAGTAGTTGTACTCGTGCTGGTGTTAAATGTTGTAGTTGTAATAAAAGTAGTTGTAGTACTTGTATTAAATGTTGTTACAGTAGCTGTTTGCGTGTTAAACGTGGTAGTTGTATTCTTGTTTGTAGATACTACGGTGCTTGTGGCAAACTGAGTAGTAGTACTTGTATTAAATACTGTATTTGTTGTCTTTGTAGTTTCATACGTTGTTGTAGTTGACCTATTAGTACTGTATGTTGTTGTAGTACCAAATGTAGTTGTGGTGCTGGTGTTAAAAGTAGTTGTTGTACTTCTGTTAGTGCTATATGTAGTTGTAGTATTAAATGTAGTTGTAGTACTAGTATTAAATACAGTTGTTGTACTAGTAGACGTATTAAATGTTGTAGTCGTAGACCTATTGGTAGATATTGTAGTAGTTCTTGACGTTTGTGTTGTAGTCGATGTGTTAAATACGGTGTTGGTTGTTCTTGTTGTATTGTATGTAGTAGTCGTAGCTCTGTTTGTACTAATAGTGGTAGTTCTACTAGTTGCTGTAGCTGTTGATGTATTGAACGTTGTAGTAGTAGCACGGTTAGTAGATATTGTAGTTGTTCTACTAGTTGATGTACTTATAGCTGTATTAAATGTAGTAGTTGTAGATCTATTAGTAGAGTACGTAGTAGTTGTTGCTCTATTAGTTGATACTGTAGTAGTTCTACTTGTGGCCGTTGCTGTAGACGTGTTAAATGTAGTAGTTGTAGCTCTATTAGTAGACACAACAGTATTAGTTGATCTATTTGTAGATACAGTAGTTGTACGTGACGTGGATGTCGTAAACGTAGTTGTTGTTGATCTATTAGTAGATACTGTTGTTGTGGTTGACGTATTAAACGTGGTTGTAGTCGCTCTATTTGTTGATGTAGCTGTAGACGTATTAAATACAGTCGTTGTATTTCTATTAGTTGATGTTGCAAACGTTGTAGTGAAGGTTGTAGTGGTAGTACGATTAGTTGATTTACTTGTGTTGAACGTTGTAGTTCTACTAGTGTTAAAAGTAGTAGTAGTACTAGTATTAAAGACAGTGGTAGTATTTCTGTTAGTTGAAGTTGTAGTACTAGTATTAAACACTGTTGTGGTATTTCTATTTGTACTACGTGTTGTATTAAACGTTGTTGTAAAAGTTGTAGTAGTAGCTCTGTTTGTAGACACGGTTGTAGTAGTGCCAAATGTCGTAGTAGTACTTCTGTTTGTACTTATGGTAGTTGTACGCGACGTATTAAATGTTGTTGTACGTGATGTTTCAAACGTGGTCGTAAAAGTTGTAGTTGTTGTTCTATTTGTACTACGTGATGTAGTTGTATTAAACACTGTATTAGTATTTCTATTTGTAGATACAGTTGTGGTAGTACCAAATGTAGTAGTAGTACTTCTATTAGTAGATGTACCAAACGTAGTTGTAAATGTTGTTGTAGTTGCTCTATTAGTAGATCTTGATGTACTAAATGTAGTAGTATACGCTGTTGTTGTAGATCTGTTAGTAGATGTAGCAAAAGTTGTTGTAAAGGTGGTTGTAGTAGTTCTGTTTGTACTACGTGACGTGTTAAATGTCGTAGTATACGCTGTTATTGTGGACCTGTTAGTTGATGTTGCGAACGTGGTTGTAAATGTAGTCGTGGTAGTTCTGTTGGTTGACTTAGAGGTATTGAATGTTGTAGTTCTGCTAGTATTAAACACAGTTGTAGTGCTAAATGTAGTTGTGGTAGTTCTGTTTGTGGTTCTTGACGTATTGAAAGTTGTAGTAAACACTGTATTAGTAGTTCTATTAGTACTAACTACTGTGGTACGTGATGTATTAAATGTTGTTGTTCTACTCGTGTTAAACGTTGTAGTAAATGTAGTAGTAGTGTTTCTATTAGTAGATGTAGTTCTATTTGTTGACGTACCTCTACTTGTACTTTTATTAGTTATAGTACTAGTGTTAAACACAGTAGTTGTACTAAACACAGTGCTTGTAGTATAAGTTGTAGTAGTATTAAATACTGTATTTGTAGTGTATGTCGTGGTTGTGTTAAATACCGTGTTTGTAGTTTTGTTTGTTATAGTACTAGTGTTGAACGTAGTAGTTGTATCAATATTTGTAGATCTAGTTGTGTTTGTGCTAAAAACTGTAGTTGTATTTCTGTTTGTAGATTTATTAGTTACGGTACTTGTATTAAATGTTGTTGTTGTACTAAATGTAGTTGTTGTTGAGCGGTTAGTACTTGTGTTTCTATTAGTAGTTGTAGCTGTTGACGTGTTGAATACTGTTGTTCTACTAGTTTCAGTAGTAGTAGAAGTGTTGAATACTGTTGTTCTACTAGTTGATGTAGTTCTATTTGTTGACGTTGTAGTAGTTGTAAGAAACGTAGTAGTTGTAGTAGTTGATGTGTTCCACGTATCGCTGTTATCTTCAAACGCAATACCTATTTGATATATAGCTCCGCTAGCTACTTCGTAACTTGTTGCAACGCCAAGTGATACATCATTATTTGGGCCACCACCTGTCCAACCAGTGTATGCAACGGTAAATTCGTAATGTACTGTTAGTGTTGTTGCGTCATATCGTCTTGTTGCAGCTGTAATTCTATATGATACGCCACCGGATGAGATGGCACCAGTACCGTCAGTTACAGCCAAAAGTCTTAACCTACCTTTAGCGCCGTTAAGAGTTGTTGCGTTTACAATAGCATCCAAAGCACCCTCGTGATTTACGCTGCTACCAGCTAAACCATATCTTGAAACAGTAATTTTTGTTGTGTCTTGAGGATTACCATTTGGGTTATTTACTCTAAAAAACCCATCACCTGGATAGTCACTAGCACCTTGAGCAGAGCTATCATGATCAAACTCGTACAACGGATCTGTCATTTGTGAATCGCTTTCTCTGTTATTAGCCCACAAGACATGTTCTCTATCTGTACTAAACAGAGTTGTGTAGGTTGTTACTGTGTTAAATTGAGTTGTAGTACCTGTAGTTCTGTTGGTACTTACCGATGCCGTTGTATTTGTACTAAACGTTGTTGTCGTACTATGGGCAGTACTTGTACTTTTACTAGTGTTAAATGTAGTTGATATAGTTGTAGATCTACTTGTACTTACAGTTGTACTTCTACTAGTACTAAACGTGGTAGTTGTTTGTGTTGGTCTATCTGTACCTAAAGATGTTTGAAAAGTTGTAGTAGTATTAGGCATTATCTACACCTCCTTCCCCAACAAGTATACCGTTAACAAAGTAATTATAACTAACGCCTAGCTTGCATATTTCATATACAGTATCTGAATCATCAAAGTCTATTTGTGTTATTTCTATTTCGTTACCGGCAACACCATATAACTTGTCGCCAACGAGTAGTTGATTTACGTTAAACTCACGCCACGTATTATTTCTTTTTGCTATTATAGGTTGGTTGCCAGTAGCTTTTAAATCAGAGTTTATTGTATATATACCTTTTGCTTTCATTATAAAAACATTTTTTTCACCTCTCTGCTTTTCTGATCTATTGCCTGCTACGTCTGACGATAACAACTTATCATGTTTTACAACTTGCCACATAGGAATAGAGTCGTTACCATTAACATGTATCGTAGCATCTTGCCTTACTACACCATAACCAGTCGCTGGCTTTTGATTTGTGTATACAGGCAAGTGATATACAGACTTGTTGTAGTATTGATTTTGTGGTGGGTTTATATTCACATCGTGAAAAACAATATGTTCATCAGGCCAATAAAATTTCATCCATGGATCTGTTTTACCGCCACTCCAGTTCCACCAAGATATTCTACTACCTTGCTTTGCTTTTTGTTTTACAAAATACGCAAACCTTGGATGTAAGTCTGCGTCAGCATATGTATCCATTAGTATAACATCATATCTACCAGCCTCTTCAATTAAGCTATACCACCTGTCGTTTACAGCTCTTACCGTTGGATTATTAGAAGCAAACTCAGCAAGTTTTGGTTGTATTTGTGGGTGTGTCTCTGCTATTGTATGTGATGCTGGTTTTCTAGCCTGCACGGCTGTAGCTAATATACCCATGCCAAAGCCACACTCTAAAACATGGTCACCCTCGTTGACACACACCTCTGCCATCTTTTCCATAATAGGCTGTTCCCAACCCATCATAACTTCCCATGTTTCTTGTGCCGTCGGATTAAACCAAACAATATCACCATTGTCCCTAATTGTAAGGTCTGCGTTATGATAGTTGATTTGCGTATCTGACGGTTTTTCGTATCCTGACATATTTTTATTATTACATATTTATTTTCTTAGTTACAGCCTCTACTACAACCACCACCACCGCCGCCGCCAGTAAATGTTGATCTTGACGTGTTGAATATTGTTACAAACGCTGTAGACGTGTAGGTTAACGTACTAGTATTAAACGTAGTAGTGGTTGATGTATTAAACGTAGTTGTATAAGTTGTATTTCTAGAAGTGTTATACGTTGTTGTAGTACTAAATACAGTTACAGTTGTTCTATTAGTAGATGTTGCAAAAGTAGTAATAGTATTAAACGTAGTTGTAGTTGTTGTATTTCTAGTTGTAGCTGTATTCACTTGCGTTACTCTACCGGTTAACCACGCCATTAGCGTTGACTGTTGATATTCAGTGGTTGTACTTCTAGTTGTCTCTGTAGTTGTAGAAGTATTAAAAGTAGTTGTTGTGCTAAATGTTGTGGTTGTAGAAGTATTAAAAGTAGTTGTTGTGCCAAATGTTGTGGTTCTATTAGTTGATACAACTGTAGTTGTGCTATATGTAGTTGTTGTGTTAAACGTGGTAGTTGTACTTCTTGATGTGGCTGTATTTCTATTAGTAGATCGTAGATGTGAAGAGTATGTTGTAGTAAATACGGTGTTTGTAGTTCTATTAGTACTTGTTGAAAATGTGGTGGTAAATACAGTGTTCGTAGTTCTATCAGTAGATCTTATATGTGATGAATACGTAGTAGTAGTATTTTTGTTAGTTGATGTACTTCTTGATTCAGTAGTATTTTTATTTGTAGACGTACTTCTTGACTCAGTTGTATTTTTACTTGTAGATGTCGATCTGTTTGTAGATCGTATATGTGATGAGTACGTAGTCACAAAAGTCGTAGTTGTAGTAAACGTTGTGGTAGTTGAAAAAGTTGTTGTAGTGTTACGGTTAGTAGTTCTTGACGTGTTAAACGTGGTAGTTCTACTAGTGTTAAACGTTGTAGTTGTGCTTGTGTTAAATACCGTAGTTGTATTTCTATTCGTTGATCTACTAGTATTAAACGTAGTTGTAAATGTTGTAGTTGTAGTACGGTTAGTAGATGTACTTCTGCTAGTTTCAAATGTTGTGGTTCTACTGGTATTGAACGTTGTAGTAAATGTTGTTGTTGTTGTTTTGTTTGTAGATCTTGTTGTATTAGTACTAAACACAGTTGTCGTGGACTTTTGAGTAACGGTACTAGTATTAAACGTAGTTGTAAACGTTGTAGTAGTTGTCCTGTTTGTAGATCTTGTTGTGTTGGTATTAAACACAGTTGTCGTAGACTTTTGAGTAACAGTACTCGTATTAAATGTGGTTGTAAACGTTGTAGTGGTTGATCGGTTAGTAGATCTAGTCGTGTTTGTGGTAAACACAGTTGTAGTAGATTTAGTAGTTTGTGTAGTTGTACATCTACTA